CTGATGCTCGTTGTGATGCTCATTCGACATCGCCTCGGAGACGGTGAGTTATCCCGTTCAGCATGGTGGGGCATTGTTCAGATTGAGCCTTCTGAATCTGACTCTCGATGCTTGGCCCTTTGGAGAGATCGAACTCCCAATAGACGCCGCAGTATCGGCATGAAAACCTCACGATTCATCACTTCCGGTCTTGGCCGCTTTTGTGAGAAGTGCGTGATGAGATCGGCAGTTCGGAGTTTGGCAGCCTGAATTGAGCAGCCAATCTAAGCCCGCCCCGCTGCATATCCGAACGAGGAAATCAACCCCACACTCAAAGCAAATGATTCGGATCTCTTCGACCGCCTCGGAATCCCATTCAATCGTCATCGTCGTCACACTCGCAATCCCAAACGTATTCATCGCAATATGGGCAGGTCTCCGGCTCGTCTTGATCCTCGTCGTCTTCATCGACTTCGGCCTCAAGGAATGCTTGAACTTCTTCCCATCGCTCACCGAGTTTGACGAGCAGCGTTTTCTGATATTCTTCGCTCTCCTTGACGGCGTTCCATGCGTCCCAATCAATCATCGGCTCGACTTCCTTCCGGATCAGGTCTTGAATCACGGATGGCTTCAGCGCGTCCAACTCCCAAGCGCGATTCGTTCCGGTCGCATCCTTGTATGATTGAAGGCGGCTGCTCGTCGTCTTGGCGAAGGATGGAGGCGGCTTGTATTGGTTGATCTGATCCATCGTTAGGCCGAGGCGGCGAATCTCCACATCCGCGCCGAACTCATCCAACATCTCACCGACCTGTTCCGGCATGTGAAGACCTTCAGGATCATGGTCGCTGAAGTATAGAATGACGACCTTCTTCCCGTTGTTGATGGCCCGCTTGAACTTATCAGCCGACTTCTTGATTTCGCTAATCGAAGGATAGCCCTTCGTGGCGAAGTAGTCAAGGTTCAAATCCGCCGCAGGGCCGCTGATCACATCGCTCAACGCATCCTTCTCAAGCCAAATCTCGACCAAGACCGATTGTCCCTTCCAGTAGTCTTCAGAATAGCGGTATTGGAGATAGGCGGCGGCTTGACCGGCGTTCCGATAGCCGCCCGACCAACCGACGGTTGAGCGCGTCCGGTCTTGCATCAGATCCCAATCAACGAGACCTGCCATTCGTGCGTTCCGGAGGATGTCGCCGAGTTTTTTGTAATTCCGCATTGTGTTCTCATGGAGATCTCTCGCCACAAACTGATAATGCAATTGCCGGAGGGTCATCTCTCCGGCGTATTCATCCATGATCTCGTTTGCTTGCTCGATCACTTTAGCGGTCTTGGCCGCGAATCGTCGTTCTTCATATTGTTCCTTCGCCATAATTCTCAAGTCGAGCCGAAGCCGTTGCAGCACTTAACTGTATTATTTTAGCAAACAAGGCTTGAATTGTATAATAAATAATGATTGATTGATCTATCTCTCTTCTCTCTCTCTCCAAAAAGACGGTCAAGACCGGTTCGGGTTTGGTTAAGGGCCGCGACCGGTTCGAGATCCCTATGGAATGGATCGTGATAGGCGTTTTGATAGTGATTAACATGGGTTTGACGGTGTGGTTCGGCGTCAAGGCGGCGCAATTATTCCATTCGGCTATCGCTGATCTCGACGGCAACATCGCGGCGGCTCTCAAGTCGTTGATCGAGCAGGGAATCGGCGACATTGAACCGATCAATCCCGTTCAACAAGCAATCGCCCATTTCATCACCGAAAGAATGGCAAATGTGGCCGATCCGGCAAAGTCGGTCTTGGTCGAATTACCGCGCGGTGATGGTGGGAAGTTTGCTTGATATTTTTTGCCAACCATAAATAACAACCGATTTCCCCCGTTCGGATATGGCACGGAGAAAAAAGGCGAAGCGCCGATCCAAACCCGCCTTCAGCATCCTGAACGCATTAGAGGCATTGTCCTATGGATCTCTGCTCACCGAGGGGATCGCGGGAACGAGCATTACGGGCTTTATTTTTGGCGACAAAGATCTCTCGATGGGAACTTCAACGGTCGGCGACTCATGGCACGGATCTCAGACACTCACAACGACGATCACCGGCGCGGATGAGATCAGCCTCGCCGACATTGTGAGCGAGCCTTCTCTCGCAATTTCGACCATGACCGATAATTTCCAACGCAACATCCTCCCGATGGCGTTAGGGGCTTTCGGGATTTCGATCACCTTCCGAGTCGGAAGGCGGCTTTTGAGGCGTCCTTTGGCCTCCGTCACAAAAAATCTGATCAAGCCCGCGCTTGGTAATGGAATCAGGATGTGATTTGAATGGCGAATGTCAATTCATACGGAACGGTGAAGGATCGTAGGAATCGGATCGTCCCGCTCGCAAACGCGGCCACGACCGAATCGACTCTCGACGAGGTTCAAACCGACAGTTCGATTGTGGGATCGGCTCAATCGCTCGGGACTTATGCGGATCAACTGGGGAACTTCCAAGTCGTGTCCGGTGGGATAAGTTTCGAGACAGATTCGACATACAACTATGTTCGGTCAGCGGGGATCATCAAGGGCGTTCTTCCGCAGGGATCGAATAAGGACGGCGGGGCTTCTCCGCTGCCCTCTCCTGTGCCCTATCCGTTCCGTTTAGCGTCCGGCGATCAACTGATGGTCATGGCACAACCGGTCACTTCGAGAATGGCTTCTCTCTCGGTCGCTTGCACAAACGGAGAATACCATGTTTTTGATGTGACGCCGAGCGGTTCAGCCGACTTTCATGAGTTTGTCTCAGTTCTCACAAATAACGGAATTGGGGAGACACTTCAAGGGAGAGTCGTCAGTCACTTTTACGCATACAGCGGGAACAACGACGCCGAACTGACTTCAATGATCAACTTCCTCAACGGGTCGGGTGTATCAATCGGAACTTTGGGCTTCACCAATTCCGGCGCTTCTAATGCCTGCGTCTTTGTGCCGAGCGGCGGAATACCAATCGCGCTCAACACTCGCGTGGGATTCTCAACGGACGGTTGATCGCGTGTCGATCTCCAAGAGAGCGAAGGCTCGATTCGGGCTAATGAGCGCATCGGAGAAGGCCACAATCAAAAAAGCGGCCAAGACCCTCTTTGACGCTGAACTGATGGGCGCAAAGAGAGCAAAGGAGATCACACGATGGGCCGAGAAGCGGTGATTGTATGACTCACGCTCTCGGTCGATTCTTGGTTCAAGAGGCAACAATCCCTGCCGGTTCAGATCAAGCAAACCTGTTCCGCATATTCACGGCGGGCGAGAAAGCGGTCTCGATCCAATACATGCAGTATTACGGGGGAGATGCGTCGGAGACAATTCAATTATTTCTCGTCCCTGCAAACACGACCTTCCCGACCAAACCAAGCATAACCGCCGGAACGCTTGCGATCACAACCTTTGACTTGTTGAGAGGTGGCGTTAGCACGATAGATCACCCTAACATCGTGTCCCTTCTGAATCCACAGTCGGCCCGCGTCATCATCCCCCCATACGCATCGTTGGCGTTCAACATGAGCGCAGGCAATACGGCGGCATGGGTGGCGACTGTCGGAGGCTTTGAGATCAATGCCTAAGGCCGCTGCCACAGAGGTCATAATTCACCGAATCGAGTTCCAAGAATCTGAACGTCGATTGTTAGAAGCGGTCGTGACCGCTTATTCCTTTAGGAATGTGACTCGGGGTATTTTCAACCTCACATCGGATCTAACAACGGTTGTTATTCTCCTGATCGTGATGGAATACATCACCGGACGGGAGTTCTTGACGGGCGCAATCTTGGCCGCTCTCGCAACCGGTGAAGGATTCGCTTCGGCACTCGCGGATATGTGGAATCAATTCCGACAGACGGACGAGTATCGCGCGAATTATGAAGAACGAGGCTCGAGTGTTCTTGGTGGGTTGATCAATGTCTTCGAGAACTTCCTCGGGATCTTCACAGGAGAGGCAACTTCGCGGTTTGTGGAACATCAAGGCGGCCGCTGAAATCTCGACCATTGGAAGGTATGCTCAACGCACGATAGCATCAGGGTTGGTCGTCATGGGTTCGGACGGGTGTTGAAGCGCTTAGAATCGCTCTATCGGCCTATTTCTCTGAGTAGGCGCTTGATCAGCCCGACTTTCACTTTCTCGGCCTTGACCGGCTTTGCATTTCCCTTCAAATCGAGATCTCCGAGGGGCATGATGAATCGGTTGTGGTTCTCGGCTTCTTCTCTCAGCCAGTCAAGGACGCCTTGCTCAAGCGTCAAGTGGAAAGTCCCGACTTCATCGCGTCGCCATAGGGACGGAATCAGACAGTCCTGATCAACGGTGTTCGCGCTGCCGAGAGCGCGGGCGTTCTTCACTTGGGTCACATGAGCATTAGCGGCAGCCAAAGCGTCGAGAGAGGGAGTCCCTGCGGGCCAACATACGCGGCAATAGTGGGTTCTCGTCGGATGGCAATACGGCTCACATTCCGCCCACTCGATCCGGCGGCCCATGTGTTCGCCGCTCTCTTCTCGATAATAGAGGTGCAAACACTCCCGAACAAACTTGCTGAAGTTCTTTCCTTCTCGCTTCATTCGGTGTGCAAGCGCCTCAGTCTCAGGGTCGAGGCTGATGCTCGTTGTGATGCTCATTCGACATCGCCTCGGAGACGGTGAGTTATCCCGTTCAGCATGGTGGGGCATTGTTCAGATTGAGCCTTCTGAATCTGACTCTCGATGCTTGGCCCTTTGGAGAGATCGAACTCCCAATAGA